TACTTTCATACATTCCAATATATAATTCCTTCATAATTATTCCTTATCTTGTTAATAAAAAATGATTGAAATATCAATCCCATAACACCCCTTGAGATGTTATGAGTTAATACTTTAAGCTACTTCTTTTTCCTCCTTTTGAATACCAAAATGTCTCTCAACTTCATCAGTTGATAATAAATATTCTTTATTATTAGTTAAATTAAGAATGACATATGGTAGCTTTCTTGATTTTCTTTTATAACCAATAAGACTATATTTTTCACCATTTTTAGATTCATATATTTTTGTTGTATCTAATTCTATTTGATGAAAGTCTTTTCTTAATTTAATATCACTAGCTAATGCTTTTTCAATATCCCTTTTTGCATTTTCTAGTTTTATTTTAAAAGCAAATTTAACACTATCATCATCAAAAGTTCCATTACCTAAATCTAGTTTTAATCCATGTTTTTCTAGTATTAATGGCAATTCTTTATTTAAAATAATTCTGATATTTGTTGCTGCTTTTTTATCCATTACTGTAAACATAATAATAATTCCTTATATTGTTAATAAGACTTACATATATAAGTATATAGGAATAGATTAATAAATGTTAAGTTTTCTTAATTATTGACCAACTAGGAATTATGATATAAAATCGAAAGTTCTTTAAAAGTGTTATATATAAATGTTAGCCTTTGATGCTTTTATATGAGTTTTTAACCTTTAATAAATAAATATTATAAATGTTAGTTATAATTTTATTTTTTTAAAAGCCAATAAAACTATCTTATTTCATAAGATCAACATATTCCAGGTAGCGCTGCAAAAAAAAATCTTCCATAATCAAGCCCTATGCCATTTAAAAAATGTTTTGATATGCTAGTATTGGTTAATATCGCTTTACAATATAAGCTTTATAATGGCCTTAATGGCTTTTTTTGATCCTATAAGCTATTTAATACTAGATATTTTTATTGTTATTTGTTAAAATCCATTCAATTAGCACAATTACGCCCAAAAAAAACCCCTATTTAAAGGGGTTTATTTATTTTAAAGATTGATTATTTATAACATTGAATTGCTAATTCATAATTTTCCATTACTTTTTGTCTAGCAATTATTATGGCTTTTGCTTTATCGCATCCCATATTATGTAAATCTATAACATATTGATTAAACATATTAGAGATTATTTTTTTATCTTCATTACTTAAATTTTTATTCATTTTTATAATTCCATTCTAAAAAGATTACTTGAAAAATACCCATGCCACTAAATAGCATGGATAAAATATAAAATTCTAAAAATAAGAATTGAACTGATAACATTAATAATAGTGTAAATATTAAGATAGTAATTAGTTTCATTATTTTAACTCCCTTTTTAATTTTTCAATTTGGTTATTTAGTTTAATTAATGCTTTATTGGCGTTAACAATTTTACCTTCTTGATTTAAAATTTTAGAGTTTAATTCTCTAATCTGTGCGTTAATTTCAATCTCTTTTTTATATGATATTGATAGTTGCATAATTTACCCCTTAATGATTTTTATAAGATATTGTAGGATAGTTGACATCCCAACATTTAGTGCATTTTAAACATTTTCCACCTTGTTTATAACTTTCGCATTCTGTTCCTAATGGTTTTATAGTATGAACATTAGATACAGTAATATTTTTTAAACCCTGTAAAGATTTTGGAATTTTTACTTCTTTATCTATAAACATGGCCGAAAGTCTTACAATTAAATTACTAGGAATAATATTTGATTTTGCATAATCGCTTATTATTTTATATTCCCTAGTAGGGATCCAAAATTTTGTTTTTGGCATTTTAAGTGCAATTTCGCATATTTTAGTTAAATGATTAATTGATTGAATATCGCCTGAATCATGCCATCTAAATAAAGAATCTTTACCTATTAATGAAATCATAGAATCAACCCAATTAGGATGATTTATAGAATGTAATCTTTTCTTTTGAGTTGGCAAAATATTAGATTTAAATCTATGATAATTCCCTTTATTGGCATAACAATTATTACAGATTGAACCTTCAATTTTTGCCATCTTTGAACCTGTAATACAGTTTTCAGTAGGTAAAGAATAAGATTTGCATGGCATTTTACTAGTCTGAGTTGTATTCCCTACTAATGAAGATGCTTGTTTTTTAGTATAAATGTTAATTATTTGCATATATTAACCCCTTTTTAGTATTAATTTAAGATTAGCAAGAGTGCTGCTTTTCCCTTTAAAATCAATGCTTACAGAATATTTAGTAGTTATAAAGCTAAAATACAAGTAAACATAACCATATTTTATCATGTAAAGATAGATTAACATAATATTTATAGTATAAATTTAATTGAGTGTTGCAAAAAAACAACGCACACAATCGACTCATGTAAAGACTTCTTAACCTAGTTAATAGGATAGCATCGGAATTGATCTAAATAGCACCTGGAATCCTTATGGGCCATATGGGCGCATATAGCAAATAATGATATATAATAAATATATATAACTAAATGAGATATAAACATAATGACAACTATTGATAGTGGTAAAGTTAATATCATCGCAGACATTAAAGGCCTTGATAATAAGATTAAGGATAATAATAATAATCTAGTAAAAAGGAAAAGAGGACGACCCCAACACCTTAAAACTTCGACCACCGAAAATGAGGTTTATAAATTATCTATAGTAGGTACTAGGTATGAAGATATTGCACTCGTACTCGGTATATCAAATGACACCTTAACCAAGCATTATAAAGAGGTATTAGAGAAAGGTAGAATAGAAGCTAATGCTGCGGTAGCTGGTACATTATATGAAAAAGCTAAACAAGGCGACACACCATCCATGATCTTTTGGTTAAAGACAAGAGGACAATGGAGTGAAAAAAATACGACAGAATTAACTGGCGAGGGGGGTGCACCCATTAATATCAAAGTAGTTACAGGAATAGATTAACAAACCCCATTTCAAAATTTTTTGCAGGATAATTTTTAGGACTTTATTATGAACAATATGACAGTACCACAATTACTAATGATGCTTAATCCAGGTGCAGCGAATACAACTTATATGCAACCAGACCAAGAAGCTATGTTGAGAAATCAATCTATATCTCCATATACTCCAAAAGGTAATGTACAGATGCCTAATATGCAGCCATTTAATATAGAAGGTTTATTAGGAGCACTTGCAGGAGCAGGTGTAGGTGCAAATGTAGGTGTTGGAACAGTCAATCCTGCTATGGGCTCTGGTGTAATGACAGATGCTGATGCAAATAGACTTCGCAACCCTGTAACTGGTATGGCATCAGACAAAGAAGCAGAGCTACAGATGATGAAAAGATTATATGGAGTAAGATAATCATGTGGTCATGGCACTGGTTCTGTGGTTGTCACTTTGGTTTTGAGTGGTTTGAAGCTGATAAGGTAGACCCATACTTTGAAGATAGTCGCACTAGCAAATTTAATTATTTTATTATAGACTTGGGATGTTTACGCATTCAAAAATGTGAAAAACTTTAATGACTAACGAGGAGAATAAAAATGCCAGGAAAACACACGAAGAAAAAAATGAAACAAAAGAAAACAATGCCAAACAAATATCCAATGATACAAGGTTGAATGAATTACGCAGATGGTTTGAATCTATAGGGGATTGCGTATGAGCTTATATGAAAACATAAATAAAAAAAAGAAAGCAGGTACTAGTAAATCTAAAAAGAAATCTACTATTTCCAAAAAAGCATACGCAGAAATGAAAAAAGGGTTTCCTAATTCTAAAAAAAATAAAGCAAAAAGAAAGGCTAAAAAAAAGGCTAAAGCATGAAAGGTGTAAAACACTATACTAAAGATGGTAAGTTGTGGAAAGGCAATACACACAAAATGCCTAATGGCAGTCTGCATACAAATAAAACCCATACCAAGACATCACAAAAATTAGTGCATTATGAACAGCTATCTAAAAAAGCTAAAGCTAGAGCATAATGGCTATTGATTATAGGGGTGAAAAATTCTCTGGGTATAATAAACCTAAAAGAGCTAGAACAAAAACTAAAAAGTTTGCTGTACTAGCCAAAGAAGGTAATACAGTTAAGTTAGTACGATTTGGTGATGCTAATATGACTATTAAAAAAGATCAACCGGCTAGAAGGAAGTCTTTTAGAGCTAGGCATAAATGTGATGAAAAGAAAAGTAAATTAAGTGCAGGATATTGGTCTTGTAAAAAATGGTAGTTTAAATTAACTAAAGGTAACGACCTCTAATGAGAGTTACAAAATATGAAAAAAGAAATAACAACAGGATATAAACCTAGAGCTCCACAAAAACAAATACATCAACTTGTTAAAGCCAATAGATTTGTAGTGGTAGTTGCACATAGGCGTATGGGTAAAACAGTCTGCGCTATTAATCAATTAATACATAGTGCATTAAAATGTGAGCACCCTAATCCACGATTTGCTTATGTAGCGCCAACATACAATCAGGCAAAAAGAATAGCTTGGGATTATTTATTAGAATACACTAGGCCATTAAACGCTAAAGCGAACATTGCTGAACTGCGTGTAGACTTTATGGGTAGGCGTATTAACTTATATGGTGCAGATAACCCTGATAGTCTGCGTGGAATCTACCTAGATGGATGCGTTCTTGATGAAATTGGGAACATTAATCCTACATTGTTCACAGAGATTGTCAGACCTGCATTGGCAGATAGAATTGGGTACTGCGTTGCAATGGGAACACCCAAAGGACAAAATCACTTTAAAGACTTGCGTGATCGAGGCCTAAATAGTGATGGTTGGGAATTATTAGAGTTTAAATCATCTGATACTAAAATTTTAGATAAAGATGAGCTTATTGCAGCAAAAGCTGAAATGGGTGATGATAAATACCAGCAAGAATTTGAGTGTAGCTTTAATGCGCCTGTAGAAGGTTCTTATTATTCGTCTATTATTAATGATTTAGATGAACAAAAACATATTGTAGATATACCTAAAGACGAATTAGCTAGAACATACACAGGATGGGATTTAGGAATTTCAGACAGTACAAGTATTTGGGTAGCACAAGTAGTAAACAAAGAAATAAGACTTATAGATTTTGTAGAAAATCATGGTGTAGGCCTTGATTACTATGTAAATTGGTTAAGAGAACATGATTATATGTATGCTACACATATATTGCCTCATGATGTAGCTGTGCGAGAATTGGGCACAGGTAAATCACGAAAAGAAATGTTAGAGGAAGCAGGTTTAAATATTACAGTTGCAACTAAATTAACTGTAATGGATGGCATACAAGCAGCTAGAAAAATATTACCACGCTGTTGGTTTGATAAAGACAAAACAAAACAGGGATTAGATGCACTACGAAATTATCGTAGAGTGTTTGATGACAAAAGAAATGTATTTCATGATAGACCATTTCATGACTGGGCATCTCATGCAAGTGATGCTTTTCGTTATTTAGCAGTAGGCATGGATGAATCACCTATGGAATCATGGAACAAACCTTTAGAGATTAATACCACATGGATAGTTTAAATGGCATACGATAAAAAAAATATGAAAGTAGATGAGGAAGACAATGACTCTTTGGTTAATGTTATTAGTTCTCATATTGATGATTCTTTAGGCTTTATTGCGACTGATACTCAACTAGAGAGAGCAGCAGCTCTTGAGTATTATTTAAGAGAGCCTTATGGCAACGAAGTAGAAGGTCGATCTCAAATTGTAACTGGTGAAGTTGCAGAAGTAGTAGATGGTGCATTACCTCAAATAATGAAGGTATTTACCACTAACTCTAAAGCAGTAGAGTTTGAGCCGGTTAATGCTGGTGACAGTGCTCTAGCAGAACAGGTAACACAGTATGTAAATCATATATTTTATAAAGATAATGATGGTTTTGAAATTATGCACGATTGGTTTAAAGATGGCCTACTTCAAAAAGTAGGCATAGTTAAAGCATATTGGGATGATAAAAAAAATACGACTACAGAAAAATATCAAAATTTAACAGAAGACGAACTTGCAATGTTAATGCAGGATGAAGAGATAGAAGTTGCAGAACAAGAAGAAGTGGAAGAAGTTATAGAGCAAGAATCACAACCAGCAGTAGATCCAATGACAGGACAACCTATGGTGGATGAAATGGGTATGCCTATAATGATGGAAGTACCCCCTATTGTAAATGTTTATTACAATGTAAAATGCAAAAGAACAAAAGACTCATCTAAAGTTAAAATAGAAAATGTATCTCCAGAAGAATTTTTAATAGATAAAAATGCAACAACTATTAAAGATGCAGATTTTGTAGCGCAAAGAAGTCTAGTAACACGATCTGATTTAATAGCAATGGGTTATGACCCAGAAATAGTAGAAGAATTATCTACTGGAGATTTATTAGATTTTACTCCGGAAAGAGTAGCAAGATATGGAGCAGGTGAAGAACCATTTAATACTAACAATTCTGACAATGAAAGTATGGAACGAATTGAGTATTATGAGTGTTATGTAAAAACAGATTTAGATGGTGATGGAATAGCTGAACTACATAGAGTTTGTTATGCAGACAACCAGGTGTTAATGAGTGAGGAATGTGATTATGTTCCATTTCATAGTGTATGCCCAATACCTATTCCTCATAAATTTTTTGGTCAATCATTAGCAGACAGAGCTATGGATTTGCAATTAATTAAATCTACAGTTACTAGACAAATGCTAGACAACCTATATCTTACAAACAATTACAGAGTGGGTGCAGTAGAAGGGCAAGTTAATTTAGATGATCTTCTTACATCTACAGCAGGTGGAGTTATTCGTATTAAGAATCCAAATGCTTTAGTGCCAATGACAGTACAATCTAGTGCTGCACAATCATTTCCTATGCTAGAGTATTTAGATTCTGTACAAGCAAAAAGAAGTGGAGTATCTGATGCGCAACAAGGTTTAAATCCTGATTTATTATCTAATGTAACTGCTACAGCAGTATCAGCAATGACATCTGCATCACAAGGTAAGTTAGAACTTATAGCTCGTATTTTTGCAGATACAGGTGTATCTTCTTTATTTAAAGGTATATTAGCTTTAATTTGTAAGTATCAAAACAAAGAAAGAATTATTAAAGTTCATAACAGCTTTGTACCTATGAATCCTAGAGAATGGACTACACAATACAATTTAACTGTTAATGTTGGATTGGGTACTGGTGGTAAACAAGAACAATTAGCTACTATGCAAATGATATTACAGAAACAAGAAGAAGTAATAAAAAATTATGGGTTAGCAAATCCATTAGTTAATCTAAAACAATACAGAGATACATTAGCTAAATTTGTAAACATGGCAGGATTTAAAGATGATTCTGCATTTCTAATGGAAGTGTCAGAAGAACAAGCTATGCAATTAGCTCAACAAGCTGCACAAGCTCCTAAAGAAGAAGATTCTAATACTAAAGCAGCAGCTATACTTGCAGAAGTAGAAAGAGAAAAGGCACAAATGAAAATGCAATCTGATATGGCTAAATTAGAATTAGAAAAACAACAAACAGAATTAAAAATGCAAAAAGAATTATTAGAGCTTCAGCAAGAAAGAATAGAGTTTGAAAAAGAAATGGCTCTTAAAGAATTAGAATTTGCACAAAAATCAGAAAATGATAATAACAAAACTAGATTAACTGAATCTAAAGAACTTATAAATGCTTTAGATAAAATTAAAAACATTGCAGGTTAAATGGATAAACAAGCTGAAATAAAAAGCGTATTAAATACTCAATCATTTCTTGATGAAATAAAAGATATGACTAAAGAGTGTTACGCAGAAATAAAAAATTCTGATCCAGAAGATGTAGCTACAAGAGAAAGAGCTTATCAAAGGATTAAGGCAATAGATAGCATGATGACTAGACTTCAATCTGTCGTAGATAGCGACAAGATTAAGGATAAATCATGGACAATATTATAGGCATTTAGCCTGTATGGTAATGCCACACCTAGATGGCGATTAAGGAAATACAATGAGTGAAGAAACCACGACTTCTACACCAGTAGAAAGTGGCGACAATCCAATAACAATGTCAGAAGCAGCATCTGCATTTGAAGGTATGTTGTCCACACCAGAGGACTCTAACGAGCAACCAACTGAAAAGGAAGAAGATACACAAGAAGCAGAGGTAGAGGAAACAGAGGTTGAAGAAGAAGCTGAAGAAGAAATAGAAGAAGCTGAAGAAGAAACTGAAGATGAATCCGAAATTGAAGATGAAGAAGTAGTTGAGGAAGAACAAACTTTCACCATCAAAGCAGCAGGTGAAGAAAAAGAAGTTACCCTTGATGACCTAAAGAAATCTTATCAACTCGGCTCTGATTATACTAAAAAGACTCAAGAAGTAGCTGAACAGCGTAAAATTATAGAACAAGAAGCTAAAGCTATTATTGAAGCTAGAAAAGTTAGGGATGAGTATGCTCAAAAACTTCAAGCAGTTGAACAATTCTTGACTGGTACTAATGATAGTCCAGAAGATTTAGCAGCTATGAAAGAGAACGACCCAATAGGATATGCAGTTAAGGTCGCAGAAATGACCGAAAAAAAAGAACAGTTACAAACTGTGCAATCTGAACGACAACGCCTTGCTCAAGAGCAAAACGCAGTAAGAGCAGATGAAATGCAAAAGTTTGTAACAAATGAAGCACAAAAGCTGACACAATCCTTGCCAGAGTTTTCAGACAAAGCCAAAGGCGAACAGATCAAAAATGAAATTCGCAATTATGGTAAGAAG